GAGCACATTCTTGGCATGACCAAACGGTATTGGACCACGTATCCGTTCCGGCGTTTCCATGAGGAACAGTACAATGGTCGCAAGCAGTTGGCCTGGTCGGATTTGGGAAGCAACATTGTGGTGGCGACCGCCAAGAATGTGGGGGCTGGCCGCAGTAAAACCCTTCATGCTATGCACGCCTCGGAGGTTGCGTTTTGGGATAACCCGGCTGAACTCATCACGGGTTTGCGGCAGGCCATTCCGAGCATCGGGTTGACCGCCATCTTTTACGAATCCACCGCCAACGGTATCGGCAACTTTTTCCATCAGACATGGTTGGATTCTGAAGCGGGGCGCAACGAGTTCACCCCTTTGTTCTTCCCGTGGCACATTCACCCGGAATATGTTGCCAAGAACATTCCCCGGCATTCACAAGGCAGTTACCAGAACCTCAAGGAACCTGACGCCGAGGAACGCAAGTTGATCGGCATGGGGATTTCGGAGTCTCGCCTGTTGTGGCGCAGGTGGGCTATCGCCAACCTGTGTCAAGGCGATCTGGACAAGTTCAAGCAGGAATATCCCAGCACCCCACATGAGGCGTTCCTGTCTACTGGTCGCAACGTGTTCCGTCTCAACGATCTGCTTGCCCACTATCAGCCAATCAAACCGGACAGGGGGAGTCTCAAGCGGGTGGGTCGGGAAATCAGGTTCATTGCGGACTCCCGTGGTCCTCTCAAAGTGTTTCGTCATCCATCGGCAGACAAGTCGTGGGGTGTGTATCTGGTTGGGGCCGATCCGACGCACACAACTGTTGGCGACAAGGCGTGCGGGCAGGTTATCAGCCGTCGAACGTTGGAACAGGTGGCCGTATTTTCGGACCATGTTGACCCCATCGAGTTCGGCAAGCAGATGTTCTTGCTGGCTGAATGGTATAACAACGCTCTGATCGCCCCGGAGGCTGAGGGTCCAGGGTATGCGACAGTCGGCCACTTGTTGGGTGCCGGGTATCCGTTTGTGTGGGAGTCACAGAAGGTGACGAACACGCCTGGCAAGGTGTCTGCCGATTCGTTCGGGTGGCGCACCAACAGTTCCACCAAACATCTTGCGATCGGCCAGTTGGTCAACAACTTTGCCGCCCCGTTGACCAGTATTGGGAACACCAGGTATGGCTTGTTGATTCACGATGAGCAGACCTTTACGGAGTTGCGGGATTACATCACGGATGAGTCCGGTGGGTTTTGTAACGGTGACGGCTCCAAGTTTGATGATTGTGTGATGGCACTCGGCATTGCTGTAGCCGTCCACTTTGTTGAACCACCACTCCCGGCGTACACACGGGATGAATCACACCTACAGATTGTCAAGGAGGTAACGCAAGCAATGGCGCAACAGAAGGCACAGGACAGCAGTGATGTGGCCCGGCAGGGGGTTCGGGGGCCGGAGGCCCCTGAGGTACCGGCGTGGCGGTATGAGATGGAGGGTGACGAGTGATTTACGGGTATCGGTGTCGTAGTTGTGGTCTTGTTGAGGACAGTGTTCGTCGTGGTGATTCTCTTGGCTCTTGTTTCACGCCTGGTTGTGGCGGCGAATTGCGTCGTGACTTCTCGGGCATTCGGTTCGACAAGGTGATGCAGGAGCATTACAACAAGACACTCAACCGTCCTGTGTCGTCTTTGCGGGCGTTCGATGAGGCAATGAAGGTGGAGTCTGCTATTGCTTCGGAACGTACCGGCATGGAACACAGGTTTGAGCGTGTTGATCCGACCGACAAGGTGGCGTTGGGGGTGACCGATGAGGGTATGGACGCAACGAATCGGGAGCGTCGCAAACAGGGGTTGCCTGTAGCGAAGTAGTGGTGTAAGGTTCTTGTGACGAGTTCCCTTGTCTGCACCTGCCGGTGTTGAGAGGCCCCTGACGCTCCCCCAGGCGTTGGGGGCCTCTCCACTTGCGGTGGGGACTTGCAGTCCCCACACCCCTGGCTGAATGCTGGTAGCATTCCCGGTCATGACGATGCTTGAGACACGGATGCCGCCATCTTTGGCAGGTGGCCCCCCGTCCATTGACTTCAAGCAATCGCCCAACATGTCTCCCGGCAATGCTTCGGGCATGTTTCAGACTGGAATGCTTGGTTCTGCCACTGGTGCCGAGAAGCGTTTGACCCCGGAGCAAATCCGTGGGGTTCTCATGGCGGAATCCAAGGCTGAGAAGCAGATGCTTGCCCACCAGCAGAAAGTGCAGACAGTCAACGCCCTGTTTCAGCGGGCACGTGACGCCCGTCGCAACATTGTGGCGCAATGGCGAATCAACTATCGGGTGTTGAACAACAAAACATGGACGGCAAAGGCTGAACCGTGGATGCCTACCCCCGAGATGTCGAACATCTGGCCGTTGCTGGCTTCGATGACCTCGTGGATGACGGATCAGCGGCCATCTTTCGAGACCACCCCGTCAATTGTCCCGTTCTCCCCGCAGTGGCAACGGGCCGACAAGGTGGCAGAACACATGAATGCCACCTTGTCGTCCTCTTTCTCGGTCAACAATCTTGACGCCGAAGTGGAACGCATCCTGTGGGACGTTGGCACCTACGGTGTCGGCTACAGCAAGGTCAACTGGGAGCCGTGGCTTGCTGACGGTCTTGGCGATTCGGTGTTCCGGCGTATTGACCCGTTCACCATGTATCCCGACCCGAATGCTCGCACGATGGAGCAGGCAAACTACATCTTGGAAGCCAAGATCATGACCATCTCGGACGTGGATCGGGCATGGCCGGGGGCAATCAACACGATCAACAAGCGCATGTACGAAGATGTGGATACTGCCCCGCATCGTGCGGATGACATGGTGAATCCTGGTGGGCCACGGGTCCGCTATGCGGCCCTGTCAGACGGTGCAGGCGGCTTCGGTTCCACCCGGTTCGCACCGTCAGCCCGTGACACCTTGGCCCTCACCACCGAAGACCCGGTGGTTCTTGTCATCGAATGCTGGACTCGCACCCACGAAGTTGACACTGACGGCATGGAAGACGGGACTGCCCGTGTCACTGACCGGTGGAAATGCACGGTCACTTGCGGGGATACTGTCCTGATGGACAAGTACGCTGACGAACTGTACGGGTTCAACACGCACCCCTACGACAAGATGACCATGTTTGACACGGGCGAATGGTACGGGGTTTCCCTAGTGGAAATGTTGACCTCGCCGCAGCGGTCTATCAACCGTCTCTTGCAGCAGATTGAGCACAACATCATGCTCATCGGCAACCCAATCATGTTGCAGGCCGCACGTGCAGGTGCCATGCAAAAGACGATCACCAACCGGCCTGGCGGTCGCATGACCGGAACACCGGCCGACACCGGCTGGATGGCTCCCCCGCAACTGCACCCTGACACGTTCCGCCTTCTCGACTACCTTGAGAACAAGATGGAGTCGATTGCCGGTCTCGGGGCCATCATGCGAGGTTTCATGCCTGGCGGGCGAAACTCCACAGACACACTGAACAGCGTGCAGGACGGTGCGTTTGTTCGTGTGCGTGCAACCCTTCGCAACTTGGAACGTTTGCTCAAGAATGTCTGCACCAAGATGGCTGCCAACAATGCCGAGTTTTACACTGAGCCTCGCATTGTGATGGTTGCCGGTGAAGGTGGTAAAGACACTGCGCTCGCCCTCAAGTCCATGCACTTCTACATGGACTACAAGGATGTCAAAGACCCCGACACCGCCCAGCCCGTCCCGCTGCGCTTCATGCTCAAAGCAGATGCAGGTTCGGAACGCCCGACTTCACGTGGTGCCCGTGCCGCCGAAGCAGACACCCTGTTTGCAATGCAGGCGATTGACGAACTGGAAGTTCTGCAAGCCCATGCGTGGCCGAATGCCGGTGAAGTTGCCGGTCGTGTCATGGAAACCAAGGCTGCCAACGGCACCCTCGGTCAACCCCCGTCTCGTCGTGCCGCTGCTGGCAGGACAAGTTAGAAAGGAACCCCATGAACGGTCCATTGGACACTCCTGATTGCTCATGTGAGCGACCCCTGAATGTCGTTTCCCGTGCCGAAATCTGTGGCACCGGATTGGGTGTCAGCATCAGTATTGGTGCTGGCTATGACTCTACGGAACACACTGTGCGTCCCATGACGGAAGGTTACGACTCGTGATTCGCACCATCGAAACCGTCCTGTCGGGCCTGACCATCGCTACCACTGCTTACACGTCTGGCGATCAGGTCGGCAACATCTTCTCGTTCCCAAATGCGAGTGATTCTCTTGGTGGTCGTGGCCTGATT